CACATCCCGGTCCATGATCACCCGTGGCTTCTCGTCCGGGGTCAGGATATCATCAGAGGCGATATCGGCCAGATTAGTATTGGCTGTATCCGCTGCATCCTGCGCCGTGTCCGCCGCCAGTTGCGCATCATCTGCTGCCGCCTGGGCAACGGCTGCATCAAGCATGGCCTGAGAAATACCGTAATCCTGCGCCGACTCCCACACCGTGCCGTCCCAGCGATAGGGCTTGTTGCCGTCAACCGTGCTGACCGCCGCCCCGTCAGTCGGCACATACCTGGTAGGGCTGGCATAGGGTGCGGCGGTGGCAGTCACCATCGGTTTGCAGCAGTACAGGCCGGATACCCCGTCGCCGTTGTAGCTGGCAATCCCCGCCGTGGACTCCAGATAAAACAGAGCCAGCCATTGCGACGCGGAAATCGTCGCCATATGGCCGATGGCGCACCGATACCAGCCGTCACCGACATCCTCCATCGCGTAATACTGTGGGGGGGACGTGCCAATGACCGTGATCTCCCCATTAGACAGATCAAAACTGACCCGCTGGGAATATGGCTCTCCGGTAACGGCGGCGGCGAGAAATAGGCGGACGTGGTGACGTTCCGCCGCCTTGAAGTACCAGGTGATAAGGTAGTGTGTCCCGGCCTCAAAATCGAAAAATGATTTTCCGAAATAGTGCTGCACCCCGGTATCGAGGTTTTCAACAATCTTGTATGCGTCGAGCGCCCCATCCGTTCCTGCCGGTCCGGCAATGGCGGCAGGCACCAGGGTGGAGTTGGCGCAGTACCAATACGGATCTTCCAGATCTTCGGCAAAGGGCACGACGTTTTCAGACCCCTTGTCGATCCAGTAATCGTTGACAAAGTTTGGCACTGGCACTTCCGCCTGCACGAACGTCGTACATCGTTCATCCGCCGCCGCCTGGGCCAGTGCGGCTGCCGCTTCCGCATCAACCGCCGTCTGTACCAGCTCGCTGGCCGGCATACCGTCGATAGTGCCGATCACATCGCCCTCATAGGCCACACTGGCGGCGGGCCGGTAGGGGTTCTCGCCGGCCACGGCAGACTGCACGATGGCGGACTGGATCAGGCCGCCGGCATTGATATCCTGATCCACCCGGCGGTAGGCTTGCACGCCGAATGTATAATGAAGCTGCGGCGCCACGCCGAACAACACAAAGGCCCGCTTGTGGGACGGTACGACATAGGCTGTCTCCGCCGCCGGCGTTGTTCCGCAGACATAGGCAGTGGCGGCCGTATCCTGATGGGTATAAACAACAAAACCGTCAATATCCCCCTCAGCGCCCGACCAGCTCCACTCAAACGAGATATCCGCCGAAGCGTTGCTCTGCAGAGCGTGGTCAATTGCCGTCCCGTCGGCCGCCACGGCAGGCGCAACAACTGCCGTGGCAATACGGTTATTGCCGGCATTAAAGTCCTCGATGGCCCCGGTGATATCCTCCACCGGCACGCCGTTGATCAGGGTACCGGCTGGGGCTCCGTCCTGGATAAAAACGGTCCAGTCAGAGGCGGTATAAACACCTGTTGCCCGCGCCGTCGTGCAGCGCCGGATGATTCTCGGGTTACCAGTGGCGTCAAGCCACAAATCCCGCAGATCGTAAGGGGGAGCAGGCTGCACCACAAAAATTCGCCTCTTCCCGTCTGCCAGATCCCAGGCATCGCCAGCCAGGGCGAGAGCCTCGGCAGCGATGGAATCAGTCAGCAGTACCCATTCGTAGGCGGCGTCAATATACGAGTAGCGATAGCTGACCCCGGAGGCCCCGTCATAGTAGAGGTCCCCCTTGTGTAGAATGCGCGTATCCGGATCAAGCCAGTCTGATTCAGGCAACACCGTAGGCCCCGGCACACCATCGTAGAACCATGTCTCAATGGCCCCATCGATCTGGTCCTGCAGATCGGCGATATCGGCGGCATGGGTGATGGCGTCGATAAAATTCGTTACCGTCCACGACTCAATCCCGGAATCGAGTTTCGCCCACTCCTCGCTGCTGATGTCGGCCAGCGACGTGGGCGTGCCGGTCAGGCCGCCGTAATTGATCACCATCTGATAATTGTTGAACTCCGCCAGCCCCTGCGCATCTATTTTCCAGCCAGCCACTCCGGGCACGTAATCGCTGGAAGCAATGGTGGCCGTGTAGATCTCCGTGGCGGAGATGTGGCGGGCCAGCAGGCTATGGTCAATGAGCATGTCGCCATGCACCCCCACGGTGGGAATACCGTCGATATTGCCGATGGTGAAAGTCGGCCACGGCTGGTCCACCGCCGCATCGATATTCAACCAGCTGCTGCCGGGCGGCTCGGTGGCGTTGTCGTCCGTCAGGGATTGATAATAGCTGTAGCCCGGCCCGGGCAGGGTGTGCTTGACCTTGGCGTACTTGGCGTAACTGCCGGCCGTCCAGGCCGGCACGGCACCGCTGGGCTGCAGGATCTGGAAGGCATCCAGGATCATGGTGTAGCTGGTGGTGTAGCGGTCCATCTGGGTCAACTCATTCATCAGATCGTTGACCGTGGGGATGTCGGCCGGCGCCACCACATAGCCGCCCTGGGCGTCCGGGGGCTCCCATGGGGAATAGCTGGAGCCGCGCAGAATCCGGATCCAGAAATAGGCGGCCGTATCGGCCGGGAAGCCGCCGAGGGAATATTCGGCGACCGGGAAGGTAATCAGGGCGATGCGCGCCGCCTCCGACCTGGACGCGGTCCAGGAACGCCAGACCTCCACCGCATCGAGCGCCTTGCTGTCCAGGGGCCAGGTCCAGGTAAACTTACGGCTGGTGACCCCGATCGCGGCTACCACCAGACTGGTTGGCGGCTTGGGAACAATGGCCGGATAGCCTCGCGGCCCCTCGACAAATGAGCTTTTGAAGGTGCTGCCGGCATGGTACTGCTGCAGGTCTGCGAAGGTTACATTGCGGTCCTGCATGTTGGTGTGGCCGACACCCTCGCGCACCTCCAGTAACGACTTGATGGCCTCCAGCAGGTCAAGCAACGGCTTGTCTCCGGTCTTGGGTACCGGCGGCAGGGCCTTGATCAGGGGTTTACTGGCCATGTCGCAGTTCTCCGGGCGAACCGGCCAGCAACACCGCGTCGATCCTGGCCGTGCCGCTCAATGCCACCTGCCATTGACTGCCGCTGCAGCCCATGGGAAGCCTGAATTGCCCGGCGGCGGCAATGGCACGGGTCGCCTTCACTTCGCCGTCCACCAGCACGGAAAGCGTGACCGTGGCCCCGCCTGAAAAATCGCCAAGCACCTTACCGCAGGAGCAGGACGCATTGGCCGGCTGCAGCTGGGGGCCGCTGGTATACTGGTTGGTCAGAGGGGCGGCCGGCGCCGCCTGCCAGTCATACACGGCAAATTCTCCACCCTCCTCCAGCAGCAGCTGCAGGGTCCTGGTTCCCCGGTGGTAGCGGCCGCCGCGAAATACCGCGCTGCCGAACGAAATCTGCTGTACGTCCAGGTTGACCGGATCCACCACGATGCCGGCCGCCGTGCCGAGGAAAAACCCGCAATAGAGGCCATCCACAAAAAAACCGTGCATATTCTGCGGACCAAGGGCTTGCCACTGTTCCTTGGTATACATGCCGACCGTTACCTCGGTGTTGCCGGCGGCATGGGCCAGCACCAGGAAATCCCGGGCCGCATAGAAAACACCGCCCTCGTAGCTCGCCAGGCTTGACCTGGAAACGCAGCCATGACTGTATTCATTGGAATCCTGGTCCATATACTGCGGATCCGTGCCGGTAGCCCGGTACTGCCTGGCCGCCGTCACGAACACCACCGTCTTGTCGAAATAGCCGGCCGCTACGATGTTTTCCTGTGCCCGCTTGGCCCAGTTTCTCGGCATGGCGAAATAGACCCCGGCCGGGGAAAAGAACAGATCCTTGCCGGCAAACCCACACAGCACATTGTTGCCGAATAGAAACAACCCGGCCAGGTCATCCGGCGGGCAGTCCCAGTCCGTTGACTCGATCAGGTCAGGCCCGGCATCATCCAGGCAGTTGTCCGTGTATTCCGCCTGCGTGATGGGGATCTCGGCCAGGAACTCATACTCGGCATCGGTATTGCCAGCCTCCAGCCGGTAGAGGCGGATCATGGTATAGTCATTGTCCGCCCCGGCATCCCAGGCGAAACCGGTCAGATTGACCGTCTCTCCTTCGTAAACGGAAAACACGGCCGTGGGATTGCTTGGCCCGCTCTCCTCTTCGTCCAGGTCAGCAGGATCCCCCCACACCACCACCATGGTGTAAACATAGCTCACCTCGCGCAGCACCGTGCCGCTGCCCACCGGGTTATTGATTTCCACCGTGGCCGGCGCCGTGGGACGCTTGACCCCGAAGCGCCGGATCTGCGTCGGGTATGTGGCCGGATCTCCGCTGGTGGCCAGAGATGGGTTGGTCTGCTTGGGAAACCCGTCGCCGGTATAGGCGATGCGGCCGGCCGGTACCGGCAGCTCCACCACCTCCACCGGGGAGGTCCAGGCCAGCCAGTGGCCGGCCGTGATTTCGTAGAAGGAGCGCAGATCCCCGGGCTGGAGCAGAACGCTGCCGGCGCCCAGGCCGGGCAGCGGCGCCAGGGATTTTTTACGCAGATCGCAGTTTACCGCGGTTACGGCAAAGCCGGCCGGCAGTTCCAGCGGATCGGTGCCCGGCCTGGTCAGCCGGAAACCGGTGAATACCAGACGGGCCATATCAGGCCGGCCCCCCGCTCTTCTGTCGGGCCTCATCCTGCACACCAAGCAGCTCAAAATAGGCCCGGCGGAACTTTTCCGCCATGGCCATGTCCAGTGTTTCATCCCGGTCCAGGGCCTTGGCCCTGGACAGCATGAAAAACAGCAGCGGCTCGGCGAACTCGTCCCCCAGGGTGATTACCCCGTTCTCGGCCACATCGGCCGGCAACTGGGAAAAAATTCCCTGCACATAGCCCTGGCCGCTGGACGGCTGCGGCGGGTAGACCGCATATTGCCTCGGGTTATTCTGGCGGTCGTACATCCAATACAGCACCTCACTGTCCGGATCGTCCGCCGGCCAGTAGGGATTCACCGCACTGATCTCGGCAAAGCTGCGCTGCTCAATCATCCGGCTCCAGACGCTGCCGGTGCTGCCCATGTTGCAGCGCAGCCCGACCAGGGCTGAATAGATGGCCGGCACCTCCTGGAAACTGCCGGCCGCCAGCTGCACCGTCGCCGTAACCGGGTTGGCATCAGGCCGCAGACTGACAATATCCCGTTGCCCGTCATTGATGGACTTGAGATGGAACGCGGCATTCCAGCGTTCCCCGGCAGGATCATCCAGCAGTTGCGAGGCCAGGGCGATGCGATCAGCGACGGTAATGGTTCCCATGAAGTTATATTTCCTGTATTTTTTACATCATCCCCTGGTCCGGAGAGCCCTGCAGGATAGCCTGCGCCCGGTCGATCTTGTGCTGCCGGATCTCCGCCAGGAAAAGGTTGTGCCATTCGGCCTTGGCCTTAAAGCCGTTGTTCCGGATGGCGAAGATATAGGCTCCCTCGGCGGCAATGGCCCGGCCGGACTCCGGCGGCAGGCCGAGAAAGGCATAATCGTGATAGATGGGCGGCGGCAGCACCACGCAGGGCAACGTCATGGTGTCGCCGCTGTTGGCGCACGGAGCGTCAAAAAGAAGTGTTTCACGGCTCTCCGGCCGCACCACATAGCTGTTGCCGTTGACAAAGGAAGACCGGCCGGTAGGGAACATGGCACAGGTCAGGCTGGTGCTGCCGTTGACGGCCAACACCAGGCCCCTGGTATTTTTTGTGGTGTTATGCACTATGTCCCGCACCATGACCCCGCTGAAATCAGCCAGGTCATCAACCAGCTCGACCACTCCGCCGCTCTTACTGCCGTCCGCCGTCACCGTGCCGCTGATGGGATCCGCGGCAACAGCCCGCTGCCGGATGCAGAAACAGGATGGAATTTCCACCTGGTCCGTGCGGTTGGCCAGGAAAATCCGGCTGTAATCCGTTTTGGGGATCCAGGAGGTGGCGCCGGCCGCCGTGGCATACCGGACCACAAACCGCTCGCCGCGGGTCCTGACCAGGGGGCGAATGAAATCAGGCGGCAGGTTGTAGCTCTGCTGGCCGGCCACCGTGATCAACACCGCTTCGCTGGTAAGAACGCCGGTAACCCTGGCAAACTGACAGGCCGCCTCATCCAGGCTGCCATAGAGGCGCCGCGGACCGAGC